GTAGACGGGATCTTCGTACAAAGGTACTTAGCATTCCCGGAAGAAGAATGGAACTGGTCAAAATATGACCAGTTCATTCTTGCGAATATCTCACTTCTTATAGATGATGAGTTTTTCGATGGGGAGATTAGCAAGCAATATGCAACATCTCACCAATGCGTGTACAGTATACTAAAAAGTACTCGCCAAGGATTCAAGGATGCTGCCAATAATGGTAGGATTCGAGAATTCATTGAAACGGGACTAACGCACCCGATTTCACGTCAGTTCGCCGTTCCTTACGGATGGTGTGCTGACGAGGAGGACCGCCGACACGAACTTCGTATTCGCGGGACTCTCGTTCAGACTCGCGGCGTGGGAACACCCCCGCCGCTAGTCGTGCTCCAGACGAAAGCGAAATTTCTTCGCACCGTCACGGAGGTACCAGAACCATTGAGTGAATCTCAAAAGGTTTTGATACGAAATTCGGTTTCTTCGATATTGTCGAAGACACCGGATTCTGCATTCACCGGTCTTCAAACGAAGGCGTCGGTGACTGTTGCAACTTCCGCGTGCTATGAAAGCACGTCGAAAGAGGCTGGTACCGCCGACGCCGTGCAGAGCATGGTGTGGGAGGCACAACTGGGTCGAGAAATCAATATAATTGATCTCGACACAGGAAAGGTGACCGAAAGAAAGAAACTTTCAGAGGTAACACCTGGGGAGTACATCTTCTGGAGGAGTCTAGAAGCCGTACTCTCAATGACACCAGAATCTCTAAGAAGAGTAAAACTGGTAGTCGTACGGGAACCGGGTAAGGCAAGAAGCGTTACCAAGGGCCGTGCCTGCCTCAAGATCGTGCTCGATCTTGTAAGCGGGATTTGCTCATATCCTCTATCAAAAGGTATTGAGTCAAGTTCATCCGGAATGTCAAAAGACGCACACGGGTGGAACCTCTTCAAATCGTGTTTTCAAAACACGGAGTGGAGAGAAATCCTGTTCCAACCAAAGAAATTAGGTTCGAGCAGAGATTATTCATCACCGGGGTCCTATACGGATACCACGGTGTATGAAACAGTCTACGCATCTTCAACAGATTACGAGACTGCAACCGACTACATGCATCATGAGATAGCAAAAATAGTCGGAGACATGTGGATGCGCAAATGTGGCATCCCCAATATCTTACGCGGAATAGTAATAGCCACATGCTATCAACCGCGTATTGTGGAATTCCAGGCAACCGGATGGTTGACAGATTTCGGAACTCCAAACCCGTCTCTAGGTGAAAACACGTACGAGGCGAGGTTGGTGAGAGGTGTTCTAATGGGGGACCCACTCACAAAAGTCGTGTTACACCTGATTAACATCGGTGTCCGCGACACGGCTCAGGGCTTGGAAGAATTCAAGTGGTCCGAACCGTATTCTGAAAACTCGCTAGAAATATTTAGCGAAATGACAGAAAGGAACAAAAGAAACGTAAGTTTCTTCGACTCCTTTTGACCAACCGCCGTAGCTTACGCTTGTGCGGTGGTCATAACTGCAGCAGCCAGGTTCATATCTGACTACTGCTGTAACATAACTGGCATGTTAAATGCTCAAATTACG